AGATTGGGGTGTAGAAGTTAGAACAACATATCAGGGTTCGGTGAGTGCAAGGACAAGATTTGGAGACAAAAAAGCAAGAAGGTCATTGAACTGGCATACCTCTATTGTTACTTTTGGAGATATTGTTAAAGAATCAGTTTTTGGGAAACCTGCTTGGCTTCCAGTATCTACATATACTTTTTACGATGGGCGGAAAAGTAAGTTTATTAGAAAGCTTATGGCTGTTGATAGATTTGTAATCGAAGTTAAATCAGTGGATAAAATAAAAATGAATGCTGTATTTGATGTCCGAGGGCTTGAGAATGCAGTAGAGCGATTTAATGATATCCTTGATTGGAGGAAGGAGTAAAATGAGATTAAGATGGGGAAACGAAAAGATTAAAGGACTTAGTAATCCGGTTAAAAAAGCAGAAGAAGTTAACAATTGGACTTGGTGGGGGCTTTTCGTAGTGGCGGTAACAATGGGAGTTCTGTTTATATTGAAAATGTTAGGAAAGATATGAAAAGAAAAGATAGGTTTAAGATAAAAATAACCGAGGCCAATGTTAAAGATCAAGTCAAAGACTATCTATCTTTAAAGGGATATTTTCATTTTCCTATATTGCAGGGACTTGGAGCATTTAAGGGGGTCCCTGATAGAATCGCGGTAAAGGATGGCAGGGTATTGTTTATTGAAGTGAAGAGACCGGGCGGAAGGCAAAGTGTGGATCAAATAATATTTCAAAATGAGATAGGAATAGCAGGTGGTGAATATATTTTAATAACCTGTTTTGAAGATTTAATTAATAAAATTATATGATATAATAATTTTGGAGTTATCAGGATTGGTATTTTTGTTCAAAAAGGAAGGTAAAATATGAAAATAATAGATGTGCCGATAGATGAGCTTAATCCTTCAGAATATAATCCGCGGGCCCTGACTGAGAAAGAATATAAGGACTTAAAAGAGAGTCTAAAAAGATTCGATTTTGTGGAGCCGATAGTAGTAAATTCTGCAGAGGACAGAAAGAATGTAGTTATAGGTGGACATCAGAGACTACTAGTAGCGAAGGAAATGGGCTATAAAACGATACCGGTTAATTATGTGAAGATCACCAAACTAAAAAGAGAGCAGGAATTAAATTTAAGGCTAAATAAAAACTTAGGTCATTTTGATTATGATTTACTGGCTAATTTTGATGAGGAAATGCTAGTGGATGTAGGATTCAGCCGGGAGGAACTCGATGATGTCTTTGGATTGAATATTGATGAGGAATTTGATGTAGAAAAAGAATTGGAGAAGCTACTTAAAGGCAAAATTAGGAGAGTTAAAGATGGTGATTTGTGGCAATTGGGAGAGCATAGATTAATTATAGGAGACTGCACCGATAGAAATAAATGGGATAAATTGTTCGGGGATGAACAATTCGATTTTATGTTTACGGACCCACCCTATAAATTAGCTTATGTAAAAGATTTAAAAAAGAGAAAGACTAAAACAGGATTTGGCTATAAGCAAAGAAGAAGATATTTAGGAGTAGATAAAAAAGGTGGAATCCCAGAATATGATGAATGGTTATCAATAGCAAAGGACTTCCAAAATACGAGTGGAGTCAGTGTAATGATTTTTGAAAATTGGAGTAATACTGTAAAATTATGGCTTGCAATGGAGAAATACTGGAAAATGAGGAATATGATTATCTGGTGGCTACCGAACAGAAGTCAAGGTTATGGGCGAAAACGACAATTTTATCAAAAATATGATGTAGCTCCTCTAGCTACAAAGGGAGATGTAGTTTTGAATCAGGGATATGAAGAGGAGTTAGATAATTACATCAAGGAAAAAGGACAGAAACTTTTAGATACTTATGGAATTATTCTTTATGGACAACAGGGTAAAAGCTATTGGGATAGAAGGAAAGGTACTATATGGGCTAGAACAACAGATCATATAACTCATGCAGCAGAAACCGGAAAATCGGGAGGCCAGAATATAATATTCGGCACAAAACCGATTCAGATATTAGTACCTTATATTAAAATATTATCCCCTCGAGATGGGATAGTGGCCGAGCCCTTTTGTGGTTCAGGATCTACTATTATTGCTTGTGATATTATGCATAGAAAATGCAGAGCAATAGAGATAGAACCGATCTATGGAGAAGTTACTTTATTAAGATATGAGAAATTTACCGGTAAACAGGCGGTGAAGATAAATGCCAAAAGTAACTAAAGAAACTGAAAATCGACAAAAAGAGGCCTTTTTGAAATCTCTTGAGAGAGGAGAGTCTATAATAGATTCTGCCAAGGCGGCAGGAATAAGTAGAGTAACAGCTTGGCGATGGAGAAAGTCGAAACGCTTTAAAGAGAAAGTTCTAGCAATTATTGATAGTCGTACCCAAACCGTCGAAGATGCTCTATATGCAAGTGCCTTGAAGGGCAACGTCATAGCCATAATATTTTGGTTAAAGAATAGGGCAAAAGATAGGTGGAAAGATAGATTTGAGCAAAAAGTCGAAGTAGAAGGAGAATTAAAAATTACTGATGCCAAAAAGAAACTCATTAATGAGCTCGATATCCTTGCTGCCAAAAAGAAAAAGAGACGAGGCAATAAATAAACTCACTCAGGAAGAGGCAGAGGATGCCTTATATGACTGGGAAGTGAGGGCTAGACCTAAACAATTGCCACCAAAAGGAAATTGGTTCGGATGGCTTTTAAGGTCAGGGAGGGGATTCGGCAAAACCCGGGCAGGGGCAGAATGGATAATAGACCGGGTAAGAAAAGGATTTAAGAGAATAGCTTTAATAGGACAGACCAAAGCAGATGTCAGGGATACAATGATAGAAATAGGAGATTCTTCTATTTTAAAGATATCAAGACCTACTTTTATGCCTAAATACGAGCCATCTAAAAGGAGATTGACCTGGCCCAATGGCGCGATTGCTATTTCCTACTCAGGTGATGAGCCCGATCAGTTAATGGGACCGCAACACGATACGGTCTGGATCGATGAGCTAGCCAAGTTTCAATATCCCCAAAAGACCTGGGACAACATGGAATTCGGTTTAAGGATAGGACTTAATCCCCAGGTGATGATCACCGCTACCCCCCGACCTATCCCTATCATCAAAGATTTGATTGCTGACCCTGATATAAGAGATGTAAGGGGTAACAGTTATGAGAATATAGATAACTTGTCCGAAAGATATATAAACCGGATAATAAAGAAATATGAGGGCACAAGATTAGGCAGGCAGGAGATTTATGGACACATTTTAGCAGACAATCCCGATGCCCTATGGACTAGAAAGGTAATTGAGGATAACCGAAGGAATAAGGCCCCTGAATTAATCAGGATTGCAGTTGCGATTGACCCCCAGGCAACAGATAATATAATGTCCTCTGAAACAGGCATAATTGTAGGCGGGATAAGTGAAGATAAACAGGGCTGGATCTTGGCTGATGTTACCATAAAAGGCAGCCCGGACACCTGGGGAAACGAGGCAGTAACTGCTTATCATAAATTTGCAGCAGATCTGATAATTGGTGAAATAAATAATGGCGGAGATATGGTAGAACATGTCATCAGATCTATTGATTCTAAAGTATCTTATAAAAGCGTTAGGGCTTCCAGGGGTAAATATGTGAGGGCTGAACCTGTTTCAGCTTTATACGAGCAAGGCAGGATCCACCATATAGGAACTTTTATTGCCCTTGAGGATCAGTTGGCAGAATGGGTGCCAGGAGATAAATCCCCGGACAGATTAGATGCCCTGGTCTGGTTGATTACTGAATTGATGCTTGGAGAAGAAAAAACGTTTGGCTTTTACGTAAGGAGTTAATTTGCTAAATAAAATTGGCTATGCTATAATTTCAAAAAGTCTCTATCCATAATAGAGCCCCACTCAGAGAGCCGGATAGAGGCAATAAGATGCCTTAATCTGGTTTTTTATTTTGTATATGAGGGGGTGATATTATCAAAGCGGAATTAACAATAGGAAAAAGAGTATTTAGCTTTGGTGGAAACATTACCAAGTATAGTGATCCTCGTCTTAATCCTAGATTATGGCCTAATGCACCGCAACCGTTTGCCCATGCTACTGATACCTTTAGAAACACCTCTGAACAGTTAAAAGCCTATCAAGGGTGGGTCGGTGATTGCGTGTCTCTAATTGCCGAACGGATAGCTTCAATCCCTCTGCGACTTTATGACAAGGATAATGAATTAATCAAAGAACACCCATTTTACGATCTCATAAAACATTTTAATCCCGATACTACCCAGTTTATGGGTAAGGAATTTATATCTACTTATCAGGACTTGACCGGGGAATGCTATGTTTTGATGGCTAAGGACGGGCTAGGAATACCGAGGGAATTATATTTCAGAAGTCCGGCTAGAACAAGACCTATATTGTTAGAGCCGGAAAAGGCGGTTATAGGTAGTTATAAGCATCTCGAAGGAGTGAAGGAAATAAACTATTCCCGAGAAGATATTCTATTTTTTAGATATCCTAATCCTACCGATCCGTTTCGGGGTTCCAGTCCGGTACAGAGAAAGGCCTGGGCTTACGATACCGACCTCTATAATATGATATATCAGAGGAATGTATTTAAGAATGGAGTGCATTTGAAGCAGGTATTAATGACCGAAGCAAATCCAGAGCAAGAACAAATAGATAAAATATTAGATATTTTTAATTCTACTTTTGGCGGAATTGAGAATACTAATAAGACGGGCCTTCTAACAGGTGGGACTAAAATTGAGACCGTTGGGGCATCTAACAAAGATATGCAATTTATGTTACTTGCTAAATGGACTATGCAGCAAATAGCATCTGCTTACCACGTACCCCCACAGAAACTATCCCACCCGGAACAGACCAATCTGGCTAATATGAAGGCTTTGGATATTAGTTGGAATCGGGAATGTATTCTACCGCGACTAGTCAGGATTGCCGAAATATTTAATAATTTTCTTATTATCTACTACGGAGAGAAAGGAATTTATTGCAAGTTTGATAATCCAGTCCCGGCTGATGATGAGTTTCTCCTAAAGCGGAGGGAAAGCGATTTAAAGCATTTCGTAGTCCCCATTAATGAACTTAGGGCAAAAGATGGTCTTGACGATGTCCCCTGGGGCAAAGTCCCATTAGCACCATTTAATATTATGCCTCTTGCTGGAGCTGGCGGTGGAGGAGAACCCCAAAAGACCCAAAAGATAAAAAGGGAATTACCACAAGAATATAAAGACATATACTGGGAAGTCTTTATTAAGCGGGTTACTCCCTTAGAGAATGAATTCAGGAGGGGGATCACCAAGCTATTCCAGGAGCAGGAGATAAGAGCCTTGCGGGCCCTAAGGAAAAAGAAGAGCATAATCGAAAAAGATGTGGATGATGTCCTACGTATTACCCACGATGAGCGTGAGATAATGAAATTTACTGAATTTACATTACCGAGAATAACTGAGACTGTAAAGATAAACGGAACTGCTGCTATGGCAGAATTAGGGGTAGAAGTAAACTTTGACGTGACTAATCCCAAAGTGATAAAATGGATAAAGAAAAGATGTGGGAATTTAATTAAAGATATACTAGACACTACGAAAAATAAGCTGAGAAAGACGTTAGCCGAAGGAATTGCTGAAGGTGAAAAGATTTCTAGCCTGGCCAGCAGAGTAAGTGCAGTATACGATGAGGCAAAAGGTTATAGAGCGATAAGAATAGCCCGGACTGAAACGATAACCGCAAGCAATCAGGGAGCATTACAGGCCTACGATCAATCAGAGGTAGTGAAAAAGAAAGAATGGCTAATTGCAGGGGATGCCTGTGATGATTGTATTCCAATGAATGGGGAAAAAGTAAAGTTGCATAGTAACTTTAGTTGCGGGGTATCTACCCCGCCTCTACACCCTAATTGCCGATGTACTATATTGCCAGTGATAAAATAATAATAAAGTGAGGTGATAAATATGACGGAGAAAAGAAAGAAGAAAAGGAAAACTTATTGTTTAAGTTCTTTCGAGCTGAAGTAAGAGCAATAGACCCAGACGAAGAGGGCGTTATTGATATGCTTATACCAATGTCTACTGGCTCAGTTGATAGACACGGAGAAAGTATTGACCCAAAAGGTTGGAAGAAACATCTAAAGCAGTTTAAGAAAAGGGCAATCTTACTGTCCTCTCATTGCTATGGAAAGTTAATGTGTCAAATAGGAGAGCTTTTAGATGTTCAAGTCGTCGAGGAAGGATTACTTGCAAGACCCAAATACTACATTAATCAAGGCAATGAAGAAGCTGACTGGGGATATAAATTAGCTGTTAAAGGAATGGCTGCTTTCTCAGTAGGGTTTATCCCTATAAAATGGGTTGATTCCAAAGACGAGCCTTACCGGACTTACACCGAACAGGAGTTGGTCGAGATTTCCCAGGTAACCGTACCGAGCAACCGGGATGCTACCCAGAAGATGAGGAACGGATCGTCCGACTCTTTTACTAATAAACTGTTGGATGATGTTTTA